ATGAAAACCATGTTCGGCAAACGTGTGCCCAACTGCGTCAAGAAGGAAGACGTAGACATCTGTGTGAACTGTGGAGAGTTGGTGTTTGAAGAAACACTGAACGAGGATCTAAAGAAATGGTTCAAACAAAAATGGGTACGAATGGGTCCAAAGGGAAAAATCAGAGGATCATGTGGTGGTAAATCAAAAGGCGAGGGCAAACCCAAATGCTTACCAGCCAAGAAAGCATACGCACTAGGCAAAAAAGGCCGGGCAAGTGCGGCGGCAAGGAAGAGAAGAAAAGATCCAAATCCCAACAGACGTGGTAAAGCAATCAACGTCAATACCAAAAAGAAAAAATAATTTGCATTCAGCAAAGATCTGTTATATACTTGTTGGATAACAACAGGAGAAACAAATGGCAGTAAGAAACTTTAACGACGCTGAAAAGCAGAAATTGATCCAGATCATTTCCCAAGGTTCACAGGTACTAGGTGAGGTAGAGGACTTGAAGGGTGGACTAAAAGACACAGTAAAAGCAATATCAGAAGAACTAGAATTGAAACCAGCACTCATCAACAAAGCGATATCAGTTGCACACAAAGGCAACTACCAGAACATCGCAGACGAGATGGACACGCTGGAAAGCATACTGAACACGGCCGGCAAACTTTAATGTTAGACAAAGTCAGATCATTCTGGCTTCGTAGTTTTGAGAGTGACAGTACGGCGTTCTACTTCGAACTCGTCAGTTTCATTTTCACAGTTGGAGCCAGCCTCACACTAGCGATCACAGCCTTAGATCCAGACATGACGATTGTTTATCCCATGTTCTTTGTAGGAGCAATAACACAATGTTACGCTTCATACAGGAGAGAAGCGGCGTTCGTAATGATGATCACTGGCTACTTCTCAATCATAAATGTCTACGGTTACGGCGTAGCAAGTTATTGGTGGTAGGATGAGTTACATAGATGCATTGTACAAAAAGGACGAGGACAGAATATACGTCGTGGAACGTGATCCCAAAAAGGGCAGGATATTTACGGAGTATGACGCAAGGTACGTGTTCTACTATCCTGACGCAAGGGGCAAACATAGATCAATGACTGGTGAACCACTGCAACGTGTGGTCTGCCAGACAAACAAAGAATTCATAAAAGAACAACGTATAAGATCTAACAAGCAATTATACGAAAATGACATCAATCCGGTTTTTAGGTGTTTGGAAGAGAACTACTTAGGCAAGGAGACCCCAAAACTAAATGTGATGTTTTTTGATATTGAAGTTGACTTCGATCCAGATCGAGGTTATTCAACAACAGATGATCCGTTCATGCCCATAACTGCCATAAGTTGTTACATGAGCTGGACGGACCAACTGGTTACACTTGCTGTGCCTCCCAAGACCATAAGCATGGCAGACGCACAGGAACTCACAAAGAGATTTGACAACACAATGCTATTCGAGAAAGAGAAGGACATGCTAGACGCATTCCTTGAATTGGTGCAGGACGCAGACATACTGTCAGGTTGGAACTCAGAAGGTTATGATATTCCGTACACAGTTGGAAGGATACAGAAAGTATTAAGCGGAGACGATACTAGAAGATTATGTTTCTGGGGTGAGAAACCAAAGAAGAGAGTGTTTGAGAAATACGGCAGGGAGCAGTTGAGTTTTGACCTTGTGGGCCGTGTACACTTGGACCTGTTGGAACTATACAGGAAGTACACATACGAGGAGCGACACAGTTTCAGGCTTGACGCCATAGGAGAACACGAACTGGGAGAACGCAAGACAGTTTACGAGGGATCATTGGACAACCTGTACAAGAATGACTTTGGTTTGTTTATAGAATACAACAGACAGGACACGGCACTACTGGCCAAACTTGAGAAAAAATTAAAATTTATAGAACTTGCCAACGAGATTGCACACCAAAACACTGTGTTACTACAGACCACAATGGGTGCAGTTGCAGTGACAGAACAGGCAATCGTGAACGAAACACACAGACGAGGAATGCAGGTGCCAGGCAGGAAGTACAAGAAAGACGGTGAGGAGAACCAACCGGCGGCAGGGGCACACGTGGCGACCCCACAAAAAGGAATACACGACTGGATTGGTTCTATCGATATAAATTCGCTTTATCCAAGTGTTATCCGTGCATTGAACATGGGGCCAGAGACCATTGTTGGACAGGTAAGGCCTGTGATCACATCAGCGGAGATCAACAGGGCCAAGCACGCCAAGAAATCATTTGCGGCGGCATGGGACAGCCAGTTCGGCAGTTGGGAGTATCAAGCAGTAATGAACAAAGAAAAAGGCACAGAGATCATAGTGGACTGGGAGGACAAGACCAGTGTGAGAATGAGTGCGGCACAACTATATGATGTAATATTTGACGGCAACAACAAATGGATGTTGAGTGCTAACGGTACAATATTCACGTACGAGTATGAGGCAATTATTCCAGGACTGCTAAAACGATGGTACGCAGAACGTCAAGAAATGCAACAAAAAATGCGTGACTGTGGAGATAACGAGATTGAAAGAGAGTATTGGGACAAGAGACAACTGGTCAAAAAGATTAATCTTAACAGTTTGTACGGAGCAATCTTGAATCCAGGTTGTAGATTTTTTGACATAAGAATAGGACAATCAGTTACACTTACAGGTAGATGCATAACAAAACACATGGGAGCCAAAGTGAATGAGATTGTTGCAGGCAAGTATGACCACAAAGGCGAGAGTGTTGTGTACGGTGACACAGACTCCGTGTACTTCTCAGCATACAAGACATTACAAAAAGAGATCAACGAAGGTGTCATACCATGGACCAAAGATTCCGTTGTGGCACTGTACGACAGGATAGCAGATGAGGTCAACGGATCATTCAAGGCATTCATGACGAAGGCATTCCACACACCAAGCACAAGAGGCGAGGTTATCGCGGCAGGCAGAGAACTTGTCGCGTCAAAGGGACTGTTCATCACAAAGAAAAGATATGCAGTGCTCTACTATGACAAAGAGGGAAAGCGTACAGATGTGGAAGGCAAGGACGGCAAGATGAAAGCAATGGGACTGGATCTCAAACGTTCAGACACTCCAGTGTTCGTGCAGGACTTCTTGAGTGAGATATTGTACATGGTACTACAAGGCAAGGATGAAAAGGACGTATTAGATAGGATTAGTGAATTCAGGGCAGAGTTCAAATCGAGACCAGGTTGGGAAAAAGGATCTCCCAAGAGAGCAAACAACATGACCAAATACACAGCGGCGGAAGAAGCCAAAGGCAAAGCCAACATGCCAGGACACGTGAGAGCAAGTATGAACTGGAACAGATGCAGAGATATGTATGGTGACAAGTACAGTATGCCAATAACAGATGGTGCTAAAGTTATTGTGTGTAAGTTAAAAAACAATCCATTGGGCTATACAAGTATTGCATATCCTGTGGACGAAATGCGTATTCCGGAATGGTTCAAAGATATGCCTTTTGATGGCGATGCAATGGAAGGCACAATACTAGATCAAAAGATAGACAATCTTATAGGAGTGCTGGGGTGGGACGTGCAATCTACAGAGACCACGAACACGTTCAACAAACTATTTGAATTCTAAATACCTTTATGTTGAGTATCGAAGAAATAAAATTATTAATTGAAAAACTAGAAAAAGTTAAAAAAGAAGATTTACAGGAGTTGATCGACTCCAATTTAAAAATTTTAAAGGACCTAGAGTTGGCTGTCGACGCTAACAACAAAGAAGTCATTGATAGATTAGATAAGACACCCGAATGGTTTAGACAAGATCTTGACCAAAAGAAGAAAAAAAACACTGTTGATCCTGTCACAGCAAGGCAGATACAGAGTAAAATTTTCCAATTTACGAAAACAAACATATACAACAGCCTTGAGATAGGTCCTGGCAATGGTATGTTCTCTATGGATTTTAGATCCTGGCGACTAAATTATTTTTTAGATATACTATTAGACAGAGAAAAAGTTATCAGAAAAAAATTTAATCCAAGACACCACAAGTATCTAAAATTCTATACAACACGCAACACAGAGTGTACAAATATTCCACAAGGAAGTTGCAATTTTGTTTTCAGTTGGGACACATTTGTTTTCTTTACACAACAACATGTGCAACAATACCTACACGACATCAAGCGAGTGCTGATACCTGGTGGCTATGTTTTTATGCAGTATGCAGATTGCCACTATGACATCGAACTGGATCTAGCCAAGAGGGGATATTGGAACTACAATACCAAAACTGCCATGACCCAAATAATCAAAGATGAAGGTTATGAATTGGTAGAAATGAATCAGTTTAGACCTGGTGCCAGTTATGCAATATTCAAAAATCCTGGTAAACAAAATCCA